AAGAAGTTGGCAAACAACGTGGCTTCAACTTCGCCTGTGCCATAGGAAAGATACATTTCTAGCTCTACCGATACGGTCTGCAGGCCCGGCACAAAGCGATGGCCAGTATCGCCAAAGGCTGTGCTTTCAAGACTGTCCACGCCAAGTGTGATAGTGGCGCTACGGCACTGGTCGGTCAAATCGACAGCTACACCACCAGTAGTGGGGGCAAGGTTTACGGTTGGGTTAGTGAGATATGTACTTGTAGGCATCGTTAATTCTCCTGTGTAAAACGGTGCCGGGTGCCGTACTTGTTATTAGTTCTAGCAGATAATACTAGTCCGTTGGCGTATGTCATGATTTCTGTGCCTGCATAGCCATCTGTAGATCGTAAGCAGGATAGGTAGCGCCACCAATTTCTAGTGATGACGGCTGGCCTGCCATGATGACAACGCTTGAGCCGAGGACTGTGGCCACGATGCTAAGGATGTTTTCGAGCACATTTTGGGCTGCGGTGCCACTGCCAATGACACGCACTGGGATGGTCACGCGCACAATGTTGCCACCACCAGCGATTGTCTCAAAACTAGGCGCATCAAGAAAGACACAGTTAGGGACAATCTTTGTGGGATCACTGACACAACGGATGCCTGTTACTGCCGTAAGTGTGGCCTTGAGGTCTTGCATAGCCTCATTCAGAAGCCCTGTGGCAGGCATTAAGCCACCTGTGGGCGGTCTATGCCCAAGAGCTGTTTAATCATCGGTGTCATGGCACTGACGGGCGCTGAGCCCATACCGTCAAACGTGGCAAAAGTGTCTTGGACTGAGCCTCGCGCGCGCCACAATGCAGCTGCATACATAAGCGTACCCAGCGTGCAATCGTGGCCCGGGCTTGTGGTCAGACTATCAAAATAGCCAGACTCCTGCCTGCGCCGATAAGCAAAGTCGTTGGCAGCGTTTCGGGCCTGCGTAGCAAGCGTGTAGTCATCGCTCGGGTTAGTGATATCCACCCCAAGATATGTCACCACCTGCGCAATGCTTACCCATGTGCAATCCTGCGTGTAAGTGATAGTGCCAGCCGATGCAATGCGGCCAACATCAGCACCAGTACAAGCAAAGAGCACCTGATTAGGGATGCTGACATTGCTATTGAATAACAGATCGCCTTCTGTGTCTATGCCAATGTACTCATACTTGGGCATGGCATAGACCACAAAGGTGCCGTTAAAGGGTGCGCCAACACTTGTGACAGTGATGGATTGCCCCACCTCTATTTCAGTATCGGTCAGTGTTTGTAGCACTGCATAGTTGTCTAGCAGTTGCTTAAAAGTGACTGTGTATGTAGCCATGGCGGCTAACCGCCCTTCAGAATTAAATTAGCGCAATTGATTGGACTTGTGTCGAGTCCGCAATAAAGGTGGACACGTAACCGTAGTAAGAGAATGTGCGACCAAGTGTGCTTGGCACTTCCACGCTCATAATGCCACGTACCTGCTCGTAGAACTCAATTGCTTGTCCACGTGCTACAACCATTGTGCCTGCTGCGAAGTTGCGGTCAGCAACGAGGTTGAGGCCAAATGGGTTAAAGGTGTTTGCCACAGTGACGTTTGCAGATCCCATGGCGTTTACGCCCATAAGACCAGCAGCGCCTACATATGGGAACACTGGACGCTTATCTGCATCCAACTGTGCGCCAAGTGCTTGCCACACGCCGGGTGCCACAAAAATGTGGTCAGGCAAGAAGTTGGTATCCAAAAGAATGTTGTATGCGCTTGTGTAAATGCTGCTAATCAAGGTGCTTGGGTCCTCTGCGGTAACGTCCCATGTTGCGCCTGAAGCGGTTGCGCCTGCCACAATGGCATCGGCTGCCACGTTGTCGGACTGCAGCATGTACTGGCCTGCGAGGTCGCGCAAGATAATCTCAAGCGCGGCAGGTGAAGTAAAGTCAATGTCCTGCACTGACAAAGTGACCTGTCCAGCAAGCGTTGTCTTTGTGACCACGTTGCTAGCAATCACTGGTGTGGTTGCGCTTGTTGCTACAAGTTCACCAGCTTGGCTAGCCACGCTACTGTGAGTTGTCCATGTTGGGCGAATCCACGTCTTGCTTTGTCCACCGTCAGGCATTGCGCGAGCGCCAACAGCTGCGACTACTGGACGAATGTAGTTCAGATCGTCAAACACTGGCCCAAGGACTGGCACAGGCAAAAGACCCGGGGTGTTTGTCGTAAGTACGTCACCTGCTGCGGCTTGCAACGCTGACTGGTTGGCAAGCATGTATTCGTTTGCTGCAGCTGACACGTTTGCGAAAGTTGTGCCCCCAATGTGCATAGCGGCCATGTACTCGCCGGGTGTTGGTAGAGCAAACTTGCGCTTTGGCTGTGCAAAAAGTGGTGATGCTTCGATTACTTCTGGAACTGGGGTTTCTGACACTTCGGTCTCCTCTGACTCTGTGGGTTCAGGCTCATCGGGTGCCGTTTCTGTATTATTGCTTATTTCCTCATCTGATGTGGGGATACTTGCAGCTACATCTGTGATAGTAGCACCTGCAAAGGCTGGCTGTGGTACAAGTGACAACTCCATCCAATCGGCTGCTTCCACAATCATGACTCCATCTTCGTTAAACGAAAACTTGGTTGGGTTTACGCCTACCGACACAGAGTCAAGCACCCCATCGGCTGCCAAGATTAGAGCCTCATCGCCTAGGGCTGTCGTTGAGACTTTGGCTGTGAAGTACATGGCCTCATCGTCATCTGTGCGTTCGGTGACAAGGCCAATGGCCTGAGATGCGTCATGGCTCATGTAAAGCTTTGGCGCTTTGCCCTCTGTAGGCAGTGAGCCCGGCAAGAAAGAAACTGTCTGCCCACCTGAGACCGTGGCCTCAGTGTTGTATGGCAACGCAATGCCAGTAATCGTGCGCTTAGGGCCGTCCTCTGTGGCGGCATCAACTGAGAATGTGGAACTGGTAAAGCGCATCATGCGAGAGACTCCTGAGTATTTTCTTGTGGTTCGGTGTCGGGCATTTTGTCGGCTACATAGTTTTCCTCTAGGTAACTATCTGTATCAAACTTTACATAGGTGCCACGTGGCAGCACGTTATTCATTGACAGCGTTGAGGCTATGCAATCGGCGTATGGCTTGACACCAAAAATGTATAGATCAGCGCGTGACTGCTCTGAGCTGGTGTAGGCATAAGCACCAGTGGACACGCCTACAAGGTAGGGGGGAACACCACATAGGCGCGCCAAATCTAGTGCTGAATACTGGGCAGACTCGATCATAAGCATCTTGTCTGGTGTAGCAGTGCTGGCCTCGTAGCTCAAAAACTCATTGAGCACTGCGGTCTGGCTAGTTAATCGAGCCTCTTGAAACGCTGCGCCAATCTCGGACAGCTCTTGCGCGCTTAATGGCTCACCGCCAGTCTGTTTCAATACGCCACTAGGCAATGATGATTGGGCGTTCTTAAAGCGGCTTTGCTCAACTTTAAGAGCTGTAGAAATTGTCTGTTCAGAACTGTAAACAATGCCTTGAATAGGGCTAAGAAACTGCACAACGTTGCGGTAGTCAATTTCGTTGCCAGCAAAACTAATGGCTTTAGATGGAGCAAAAAACACTGGGCCTTCTTCATCTAAAGTTGTGATACTGCCAGCAGGTAAGCGCTGAAACTTTGTTGGGTAGCCGTCAACTGTGCGCTCTGTGATGTACCAAAATGCGCGTCCGTAAAACAACAGATCGTCAAGCGTCCAAGCCATTAGGAAGTTGTAGGTAACGGCTGGGTCTGGCTGGCGTAGCCAAGACCTAGGCGCTAACGGGATTTCTTCCATCTCGCCAGTGGCATCGTTGTACATTTCGCCGTACATTTTCAACGGCATACAAGCAATTACTGAGGCAATTAAGTCACGTGATCGAGACACGGTGGCAAGGGTCATGGCGCGGTTACGCGCTGCACCTGCTTGGTAGTTGTAAAAGTTTTTTAACGGGTCTGTACTGTTGCCCACTGGTGCGTATCCGACAGCGGCCTGCACTGATGGCGTGGAAATAGCGGCCTTGGTGACTGGCTTATTGAAAATACCCATAGCGGTAGTATGCCACTTTCTGCCGGGTGTGTGTGGTACTGCCCTGCTCATCCCGACAACGCCCAGAGCAGTACCGCCAATACTTTAGCGACTAACTACCACCATCATTGGCTTACCAGCTTGCTTAGGTCGTGACGCTAAAGCAGCAGCCCAAATGGTGCAGCGCGCCAACTCAATAGGCCCGGGCGAACGCTTACTGCTGAGCGCTAACTGGTTGCTCTGCATAATTGCCACTGATCTGTTCATGTGTTCAGCAAGGTTTTGCTCGCCTCGGTGCACCAATTTCGCATCGTTAATCTGTGCCCTGACTAGTGAGGTGTAGCGCAAAAGTTCGCCATAGCCGACAACCTTGGTGCGCCTAGTTAATGGCAAAGGCACATGGTGTTCGAGCGCTGGGGTCACGGCCAGCCCCAACGATGGGTGAGCCGCGCAAGCATCCATCATGGCTTGCTGACACTCGGCCAAGGACTGCACGACAAACTCAACCGACACGTGCACCACCCCAACATCATCTACAGCTGCACGAACAGCGACATAGCGCGAGCCGTCAAGCGATGAGTCGCAAGCGAGCCAGCCATTATCTGGGCCTTGAATATCTGACAAGCAAGCATCCCATTGGCCCGGCTGTAGCCAGCAGGCATCGGCGTTCACGAACTGATTAAGGCTTGCGCGTAAAAACGATGACCGGTCAGGGTGGTCTGCATCTATCAACATCGATTGCAGCTCTAGGGTTTGTCCGAGCGCTGGGTTAGCCCAGCCCCACCAACTTGTGTCCATGACATCAACACCCGGCGGTGGTGACCATTCCGCAAAATAAAAAGCCCCGGCACGTTGCTCGCCAATAAGTGACAGCCCTAATTCTCGATACCTAAGCATGGCCGTGGATGCCTCGGTGCCAGCCGTAGAAGTCATCACCATAATTGGAGAACCGCCAGCAGTGCGCGTGTTACGGGCCTTCATAGTCGGGCGCAAAGAATGAGCCATGACCGCATCATCAACTGCGTAGATTTCATCCACCCAGATCAGGTCTGCAGATAGGCCCATACCTGCCGATGGCGTGGCGGCCTTAATAAACCAGCGCGACCCGTCAGGCATTGCCAGTTCCATACGGCCATATCCC